GACTGAGTTTATTACCACTCATGAGGGCAAGAGATATTATTTACTTTTTCATAGACAACAAAAAATTTGGGTAAAATGTTGTCTTTTAACTGAAGTCTTTGGGAATAACCTATACCCTTATGTAAAATGGGCGCCGTATGATGACGGGATAAATCCGTGGCCACTAGCCCCGGCAGAAGAGATGATACCAGTTACCGACGCCTTTCAAACACTTATCAATCAAGCCTATGAAAACCGGCAGAAAATTAACTGGGGCCAAAGAGCTTATGATCCGGATATTTTCCCTGACCCTTCAGAGCTTGAGTACATTGAAGATGGTTTAGTTATTGCTAAAGTACCCCCGGGTAAAAATATCGCTAATGGTATCTATGAGTTTAAGACTTCAGAATTAGGCATACAGGGTACGATTAACTTAGCTAATTTTTTAGATAGGTTTACTGGCAAACAGGTTGGCTCGCCTGATGTATCTAAGGGAGTAGCTGAACGGGATAAAAAAGTTGGTGTGATGGAGATGGAATTAGGGGCGGTATCAGAACGCTTTGGTTTAACCAACAAAGAATTTGAGGATGCTTGGCAGATGTTAGGCCTTCACTTCTTAAATGGTATGCGAGAAAATTTGAGTCAGTCAATAATGGTTAAACTGGTTGGAGAAAAAGGTTTTGAGCATGAGGAATTAACCTCTGCTGATTTAACTCCGGCCACTACTGGCAAGGACGATAAGACAGTTGTTGATTATGATATTATAATTCAGTCCAGTAGTGCTGATGATCAAGCTGCCGCTATTTTATCTCAAAGAAAACAAGGTGCTATTGCCCGGTGGATTAAGTCAGGTCAGATTAGCCCGGGTTTAGCTTGTGAGATGGATTTAAGAGAGTCCGGCTGGTCAGAAGAGGATATTAAAGCCTTGCGGGATGTAGAGAACGAAGGCAATAGAGAAATTATAGCTGAAGCTGAAGAGGAAAATGAGATATTAGGAACGGGTGAGAAGGTTGAGTCTAACCGGGGAGCCACTGTCGCTCACATTCAGCGCCATATTGATTTTGCCAATAATACTAAGTTTTCTGATGATAAAATTGAGGACGCTAAAATTGTAGAAAATATCTACCGGCACGCCTCTAGTGAGATTACCTTTGCTACTGAGAATAAGATGAGAGCCTTTACAAAAATGATTTCAAACATAGGTCAAACCGCCGCTACTGGTGGCCGGGAAGAATTGCCTACTTTTGCTTCGGAAACAAAAGAAGAAAAATTGCCACCCGGCCCGAAGAAAACTTTACCCCTAACTGAAGAATAATTATGTTGTTATTAGACCAACTACAAACTCATAGAGAGCGATTAGAAGAGTTAGCTAAAGGCAAACCAGCTTTTAGGACTTGGGTTAAACAGGTTACAGAAATGGAGAGGATTGTTATTGAGGCCGGTAATATGTTAAAATTAAAAGGTGATCCGACTATAAGGAAATTACTTAATACAGCCGCGCATGCCATAGAAGAGGTTGATAAACAGCTTTTAACCAATAGAGAGCTTACTACCACTGAACGGGAATTGCTTTTTAACCAAAAAGAGTGGAACGAATTTTTTATAGGTTTGTTTTTTGGCCAAAAGAAATTGCTAAAATCTACTGAGAGACGCCTAAAACAAGCCATAGCTAATATGAAAAAACATGGCTACTAGATTTAAGCCAATAGAAAATAAACCTAAAACCTCACCATTGAGGCGATTTAAAGATATTGCCGGGAGTGCCTTGACTTATACTAAACGACAGGATTTAGCAGTAAAAACAGAGGCCGGCTACCAAAAATTAGTTAATGATTATAAAAGGCGCATGCCTAAGGATTTACCCCCTGAGGTCAAAGAAACGGCTGAAAAACAGCTTTTAAAGCTAATTAGACAGGGTAAATTTAAAAAAGCACGCGAATACTTTAAAGGATTAAGTGATTAAATTTATGTCAGAAATGCGTAAAATCAAACCAAAACGCTTTCCTACCATAAAAGAAAGGTCGAAAAAAGTCTACCCCAAATTTAGAATTGACCTAGAACACTTGACCGGAGCTAAAAAGTGGGATATTGATACTAAGAAAAGACTAACTTTAGATGTTGTTGTCAAGGGCGTAAGTAATACGGAGTATGATAAATCAGTAGAATTTGCTATAATGGGTATAAAGGTTGGGGATAACTCTAAGAAAACTAATTATTAACTCTAATTTTTATGGCAAAAGCTAAAGCCGGAGCCAAAAAGGCTCCAACAAAACCAAAAATTAGCAAGGAAGCTAAGGAAATTGCTGCTAGTAACACTAAAGAGGAGTTGTTTAAAATTGCTGAAGAAGAAGAGGTAAAAGTTGCTAAAAGTGCTAAAGAAGAAGTTATTGCTCAAGCCCTGCTTGACGCCGGGGTAGAATTTACTGAAGATGAGGGTGATCAGGATACTGGCGCTGAAGATGAGGATACCGGAGCTGAAGAGGCCGCCGAAGGTGATGAGGAAGGCGACGAGGATGACGAAGATGAGGATGAGGACGAAGAGGAAGAAGAAGAGGAACCTGCTGACACAATCAAAGCAAAAGGATTGTTTGTGGCCAAAAAGGCTGGTAGTAGTGTTAAAGTTTATTGGCCAAATGGAGAACTCTGTCAGGTTTACACCAAAAAAAATGTTAAGAACCCGGGTGAAGCGGCTAAATTATTTGTTGATAAGAAAAACAATCAGCTAGCTAGAGGTATGACAAGAGAAGGATCAAAAGGCAAACCGGTTTATCCTAAAGGGATGACTGGTGAAGGCACAAGGCCGACTCATCATGTAATTGAATAAATTTTATAAGGCTTGTTAATTCCTTAGAGTTGCTGGCTAACTGTTGGCAACTCAATAGGGACTATCAAGTCGGTGGCCTAGACCACTAAAAACCCTTCTAGGGTCCCGGTTGGGACAAGCGGGTGATAACCGCATTTAAATCATCTGTGGATTAGACCACGCTAAACCTTTCTATGTATGTTTATTACAAACAAAGACGGTGATGACTTCGACATTCCTTCCGCCGAAGACACACTAAAAAAAATTAAGGGGGAAGGAGACGAAGACGAAGACGAAGGTACTGAAGATACCAGCGAAGACGAGGACACTTCTACCGACGACGAAGGTGCCGAGGATGAAGGCACTGACGACGCTGAAGATGAAGAGTCCGGGGCCGACGAAAGCGAGGATGAGGATGAGTCTGACTCTGAAGACGACGAAGACGCTGACGAAGATGAGGACGAAGAGTCTGATGAGGACGAAGAGTCTGATGAGGACGAAGAGTCTGATGAGGACTCTGAAGACTCTGACGAAGGCGAGGACGCCGGCGAAGACGAAGGCGAGGACGAAGGCACCGAAGGTGCCGAAGATGATAAAGCAAAAGGTAAAACAATACCATTGTCTAAGTTCATTAAACAAGACAAAAAGATTAAGGAGCTGAAAAGACAGTTAGTTATTGCTAACGAAAAAGCAGAGAAAGCTGGTAAAAAAGGTGAAGCGGAATTTGACGCTACCCTTGAAAAATTAGCCAAAGAGACCGGCGCAGACTCTAAGTTTGTGAAAGGCTTTGCTAAAGTCCTTAAAGACAATTTAGCAGTCCCGGAGTCTATATCTACTGGCTTAAAGATTCTTACTGATAAAGCTGAAAATGAAAACCAGCGCAAGCAAGCTGTCTCTGCTTGGCAAAAAGAAATTTTACCCTTAGCTAAAAAGGAATATCCTGAAATGACGCCAAAGCAAAAGCGTCAAATTGAAGAGGCTTTTGTTGATATGGCACTTGATCCCGAGTATTTTGGAGTTAAAGACCTAAAAGTTTTATACAAAGGTGTAGATACTTTTAGGACTATCTTCAAGAAAAAAGGGAAAAAATCAGGTGAGAGTACGGGTGGCAAGACTGGTAAGGTTATTGCGAGTAAAGGTAAAAAAGATTTAACTGACCCGGACGCACCAAAGAAATGGGATTTAACGCCGGAGGAACATGATAAGTATACAGAGAATATGATTGAGCAGCAGGGCAGCTCTGACCGTCGTTTAATTCGTCATAAGGATAATGTAATTAGATAATTACCGTTATAGTTGGAGTTTTAAAATAAACACCTCCGCTATAACGGCGGGGGTGTTAATAGTATGGATGCTAATCCAAACACTCTTTCAGCCGCAGACTTTCCTGAATTTTGGTCTAGCCGCATGCAGGCCAAACACTATAAGATAGATCGCTACCGCGACTTCGTAAATAGTGAGGAACACGCGGTACTTGAAAAGGGTGATAAAGTAACCCGTCCATATCGTTCAGCCTTGGTCGCAAAGGCCATGGGTGCGGACGGTTCTTATAGCCGTCAGGCTATCACAGATACAGAGGAACACTTGACTATTGATGTAGAAGAAGAGGTGTCATTCTACATCAAGAAATTAGATGAAATTCAGAGTAATTATAAGACTGCTGATTTGTATGCCGGGGATGCCGCTAAAGCTCTTAGTAATTTAATTGATGGAAGAGTTTTTGCTGAAGTGGCTAATGCCACCAGCACTGTTGATGATGGTGATATTGACAACGGTACCGATGGCAACGGTATCACAATGGATGAGTCTAATGTCTTGAAAATTATTGCCAAAGCGGCTGAAAAACTAGACCTTCAAGAGGTTGAGCAGGATAGCCGGCGAGCCGCCATTTCTCCTCAATTTAAGAGAATTTTGAAGTTAGCCTTACAAGGCCGGGATACTAGTGTAGGTGATAAAGTTGGAGTTCGAGGTAGAATTGGCGCTTGGGATGGTTTTGATTTGAATTTGTCTACCGCATTATATCAGACTGTCAGATTAGCTATGGCCACTAATCCGACTGACGGAGACACGATTGTTCTTAACGGAGTGACTTTAACTTTTAAAGACACTCTAGGTACTACTGCTGGTAATGTTCACATTTGCTCATCGGCTGCTAAAACACTTGATAACCTACTTACTCTTTTAGAGACTCCGGAAACTTCTATTGATGAAGATACTGACGCTGGTTGGGTTACAGTTTCGGCTGCTAACTTAGCCCTATTGGGTGATATTGATTGTACTGATGGTGGTACTTATCTTGATATTGCTTTTATGGGTCGCGGTCATGTAGCTGTTTCTGAGACTTTGAGTGCTGCGGCTGATGAGTTTACTCCTGAAAAACAGATTTTACATCACTTATTCTGCCGAGGTCAGGTTAATAAGAAAGGTAAAGGTTCCGGTCCGATTGATATTGCTATTCAGGTTAAGCCGAATATGGAGACTTTTCATAGGGACGGCTATGTTGGTCGAGATGTCGTGTCTTGGACTGCGCTTGGCTTAAAGACCTTTGCTGAAGGTGCTGCTGAGATGTGTGATGTCCAAATTAAAACTTCTACTTGGTAATAAATAACTAATATAGTGGGGGTTGGCAACCCCGATCCCCTCTAATTGAAAGGACTATCCGTATGGGAAAAGTTACAAAAAAACAACTGGCGGAGAGAGTCGGTTTATTGTCGGTTAGAGTTAGTCTCTATCGGTTAGTTATTTTATTACTAGTAGTTACCGTGGCTGGTGTACTTGCTTATCCTGTTTTTGCTGACTACATTCAAGCCGGGGGCCAAGCTCCTAAAATTGGTAATGTAGAGGTTTATAATGAAGCTCCGGCGCAAGCCGTTGAGTCGTTAGAAGTTGTACCTGAAGGTGATATTGAAGCTGGCGGTAAACTCTACTATGTACCTCAGAATTTCTTGATGGGGATTGAAATTAAAGGTGATGAGTATATTGACCCCAATGGTTTGGCTGCTAGAAGTACAGTTGAAGTTGCCTTTGAACTTTCAGCTACCACTACTCATGCTTACGAAAAGATAGTTTGGTATGATAATGAGGAAGAAGAGGACTTAATTGTTGAAAATTGGTATTTAGATGTTATTGACGCTTTTGCTTCTATGGGAGGTGTGTTTACTTGTGGAACCACTACAAAGACTTCTGGTACTGATTATTATGTTGCTACGAATACAGCAACAATTCTTGCCTCTCACACAATCGCGTCAACCTATAACTCAGAGACTCAGCACCCCGGTTTGATTAACTCTTATAATTCAATCGGATCATTTTTCACTCAAGGTGATAATGGTCAAATTGCGAGTAGTACAGCTTTTCTCTTGTTAAAAGATGAGAGTTTTGTTTGTGCTTTCCAACCGGAAGCAGGAGCCTCTTCAACCGATCAATACGCGCAAGGCGGTTTTGCCGGTACTGGGAGATTACACATGGATATTAACCATCGAAATAACTAAAGATAAGGATTACTTCAGCCCCTCTAACCGGGGGGCTGGGACTAGCCCTTATAACTTAATTAAGTAATTAACTATACGCCTATGAAAAAAACTATCCTTCCAATTTTGGCAATTATAGTCTTAGTTGCCGTTGGTTATGGGATACTCCGGATTGATCAAAAGCTAGACCGCGCCTTAGAAGAAAAGGCTGAAGCAGAAGCAACGGCCCTAGAACAGCAAGAGAGGAATAATGAGTTTGGCTTACAAACCCGAGACGCTATTGTTGTTTTAGATTTAATGGGTACATCAGCCACCTCACCTTTTACTTTTGCTAGTTCAACTGAAACTACTTATTGGAATACAGATACCAGTAATTATCCGCATGAGTACGGGGCAACCCCGACCGCCGCTTTCCTTATAAATGGTGCTGAAGCAGTTACTTTTGAGGGTGTTTTTCAACCAAAGATTGCCGCTTCTAAAATGGATTTATATATTTTTGGTTCAAATGACACTGGTTGTAATAATTCCTCCTCAACCTTGAATTTGTCTAAGTGGTATCCGATGCCAGTTGTACCAACAACGACTGCTTATGTTGCTGGGACAATGACCTTAGGCGCTCATGCCACAACTTCTGTACTTGCCATTGATGCTTCTTCAACAAACGAACAACCGTTTAGTCTTGCCCTTCCTAAAGAGTATTTAAACTTTAATTGTTTAATGGTTGAGGCCGGTAACTCTTCAACTACCGACGCTAGTACTCTATGGTTAGAAGTTAGTATAGTACGATAGCTTTCAGACCGAGGAAGGTGTACGGTTGAAAGTTAATTATTAACTTGCTATCCAATGAGACTTGAGCCTCAAAAAAGATTTCCTATAACGCGGACTTTAGACCCGCTAGATACTGACACTAATTATGTCAGGGCTTTGGTTTATCATCTAAAAACAGATGACACCGAAACTCTTTTAGCTACCGTTGACTTAACCGATCAAACCGGTCAACGGTTTTTAAAATACTGGCGAATTAAAGCCCAACAAGCTGATGAGGGAGACTGGATAAGAATTACTACTACCGTTTATACTGACTCGGGCTACACGACTGAAAATGAAAATTATAGAGAAGAGACTAATCTTCACTTAATTAAAAGAGAAGTTAAAAGTTATGGTGGCGGCGGAACCAGTGTTGATTATAAGAGAATTAAGCAGATGATTGATGACGCAGTTAAAAGATTTAAAGTACCCCGGCCCAAAATTACTGTTAAACCAACGCCAGTTTCAGTAAAATTAAACCCGGTTACTGAAACTTTAAGTAAAGTAGTTGAGGCAATTAAAAATGGTAATGAAATTACCACAAAACAAAAACAACAATTAAAAGAGTTGACTGATCAAGTTAAAGGTGATTTTGAAATTACTAAGCAAGCGATTAGAGATTTACCTACACCACCAAGTCTAAAGCCAGTTGAAGAAGCCCTAAAAGGTGATACTAAAAAAACTTCTGAGGCAATTAAAGCCCTAGAAGATTTTAATAAAACAATGCTAGAAACGCGGAGAATACACGGACGGATAGATTTGTTATGGCAGATTTTCTCCGCCGCCAAAAAGAATTTTGAGTTTGTCAAAGTTGCCGCACTTCAGATTGAATTACAAAAAAGAGATAAGGAATTAGCCAAGACTTTAGAGCCTATTTTTGACATAGCAAAGAAATTAAATTTTTTATATGCTCAGGATCAACAACAATAGAGGTAGCGTTACTCTTTCATTATTGCTCGCCGTAGCAGTTTTAGGGGGATTTTGGGTATTATCACCTAAATTGGGTATAAATCAGCTAAAAACCCCTGTTGAAGAGCTAAATGAGGGAGATATTGAGGCTGGAACCCGGGTTAGTCAGACTGCCCGGCAACAGATGAAAGCAACCACAACTCCTTTTTCCGCAGTAACTACACGGACTTGGGCTAAGGATTTATATTTACCCGGATCAAATGTAACCACGACTGGCACAATGGCCGCCGGTATTTTTTCACTTGACGGCGATCGTATTACTGATTTTACTGGGACTAATTTAAGTGTAACTAATGGGATATTAAATGCTGCCTGTGGCGGTGCTGGAGGAGGAAGCAATTGGTTGTTCGGAATAGACCAAACTTATATTACTCCGTCTACTTCAGTGGGAATTATTGTTAATGCTTCTTCAACGATTGCCGCTGATTTGATAATAGATGGTTCAGCTACCACTACTGCTACCTCAACGGCTCAAGGCTTCAAGGGTCTTAATTTAATTAGTTGCGATACAATAGATACAGATATTAACGGTGAATTAGTTTGTGGTTCTGACGATACTGGAGTAGGCGGGACTGGTTCTAATTGGTTATTTGGCATTGATCAGACTTTTATTACTCCTTCCACTTCAAAAGGGATAATAGTCAATTCTTCTTCAACCATTGCGGCTGATTTTAAAGTAGACGGTTCAGCTACTACTACCAGTTCTTTATATGTCGGCGGTGAGATTGAATCTGCTGGTGATATGAACGCTTCAACTAATGGTTCGTCACAGGCAATCCCAAGAATCTTTGGATATAAAGATTTAACTTCAGGGGAAGCGGCAAGATTTCAATTCGGCGATAAGCATAATGCTTTACAAAATGCCTATGCCTCTGATGTGAATTTATATTCTTATTGGGGCTTGGTTTTAACTGGCGGGAGACAAAATTACAATAGCGGATTTAATGCTATACCTTTTAGTAAAACTTTGGATACTGGCGTGTTAGTCAAATCAGATGTTCCTGGAACAGGAAACGACCCTGGAAGTTCTGGTAACCCTATTACCACATTCGGTATTCAAGCTACAACTACTCAATGGGCTAATTTAACTGAATGGATGGATTCAAGCGGCAGTACTTTATCGTTGGTTGATTACGAGGGAAATTTTGTGTTGGGTGATACGGCAACATCTACTGAATATAAGTTGAGAGTAGTTGGAGATACTTATCTTGATGGTAGTGCTACCACTACTGCTACCTCAACGGCTCAAGGCTTCAAAGGACTTAATTTAATTAGTTGCGATACTATTGATACTGATGCTACAGGACATTTCGTGTGTGGCTCTGATGATACTGGAGTAGGCGGGACTGGTTCTAATTGGTTATTTGGCATTGATCAAACTTTTATTACTCCTTCTACCTCAGTTGGTATTATAGTTAATGCCAGTTCAACGATAGCGGCAAACTTTACAGTAGACAACAATGCCACCACAACGGGTATTCATACTGTAAGTGAATCTCTACATATCACTGGCTCCTCTACTCTGCCGATAATTGAAATTCATCCCAATACTCATAGCGGAATAGCAAATAGAATGATTGATATAGTCCCTCAGTCTGCTTTGGTGAATGCCGCTCACCTGACAGGATATAGATTTTCAGGCGATAATTTAGACCCTGCTGACGCTGATTCAAGGGTTAGAGGAATGGCAATAAATCTTAGTGGAATGGATATGACCAATGTTCCTGAAAGCGTAAACGCAATAAGATTGATTATGCCTGCTGGACTTACTGGTCAAGCAAGAAATGCCGTTGATGCGATTTACATACAAGACGGGGACATAGACCATAATTATTCTGTTCCTAATACAGCATTATCTCATTTTACCGCTTATGATTTTGTGATAGATTCACACCTTTTGGCCGCCAATTCAGAGATACACACGATAGACGTGTCAACTTCAGACGGCATACCCGCAGGAGATGTAGCTGGGTTGGCTGTTCATACTTATGTTGACCCAATCCATCAGCATATAGGGACTTATACTTCTCCTTCCCAGACAGAATACGCAGGAGAGAAACATACAAACGGAACAGTGTGGGCTGACGGGATAGACGGATCTGAGATACTTATTAAAAATAGTGATGAGGTTTATATTGGTTCAGCAGCGAAGTTCTCTGAGATAGAAGTTATAATGACCACTGGGGCTACCAAACATATTGGTCTTACCTTTTGGTTCAATACTGCGGCGGATGCCTGGACTCAGTTTTATCCATTAGACGGAACTGAGGGTTTTCAGCAATCAGGTCTTATTCACTGGGATGAAGATAATATACCGACTTGGACTAATGATGGCGACCCAGGCGGTGCTGAGAGTTCAGCAGGCTACTGGATAAAAATTATCAGAACTTCAGTTCCTGACCCAGGAACTCCAACCCCAACTACGATGAAAACAGGAACTTTCACTTTTTATTCTTGGAATCATTTGGGTAATTTGGATATTTTAAACGCTACTACCACTGGCTGGCTTAATGTCGGAGTAACTGTGCCAACTAACGAAATGGGGGTTGGCGACTTGTTTGTAGGAAGTAGCGCTACCACGACTAATACTATGTATGTTGGAAATGCTTTGTATGTGGCCACAACCACGCCATCAACAGGATATGAGTTAGCCGTGACGGGAGACGGGATATTTAGTGGAGATTTAGAAGTTGACGGAACTATCTTTGGAGATATAACTGGTGACTTAACTGGCAATGCTGACACGGCCACGGCTTTGGCCGCTAATGGCGGTAATTGTGCGGCTGGCAGTTATCCTCTTGGCGTAGACGCAAACGGAGCAGCAGAATCTTGCACAGACGCTACTACTGAGATTGATACAGCGATAGCGACCCATGCTGGAGATGATGATGCTCATCAAGCCTTAGTTACTCTTGCGGGACAGGATTATTTGACTTTATCAACTCAGGAGATAACAGCAGGAGAAATAGAGCCCGACGACTTGGCTAGTTCTGACTTTGGGGATTTTACTTGTGATGGAACTAATTGTAGTTTTGATGCCGATACAGTTGCGACCAGTGAAATACTTTTATCAGATGACTATGCTTGGACAGGCTTACATACTTGGACTGACGCTAGGCCAGCTTCTCTTAACGCTACTACCACTAATGTTGATACCTTGGGAATTTATACCTACGCTTCTACTACTGGCTATATGGTAGTCGGCACAGGCAAGAACGCTTTGATCCCAACAGCAGGTGATTTATTTATCAGTAAAAATGCCACTACCACCAATCACTTTTCGGCTGATTCTACTTTGTATGTGAAAGATAGTAAGGTAGGGATAGGTACGGATAGTCCTTCAGGAATGTTAGAAATAGAAGGAACGAATCCATTATTAACTTTTGATGGCGACCCAACAGGTGAATCAAGAATAATTGGATTAGACCCTAATGGTTTTGTTATTTATAACGCAGATGATTCTGCTTATGAATTAGTAATTGATAATACACATAATGTAGGAATAGGCACGGCAGCTCCACATGCCCAATTAGAAGTAGCTGGCACTCCATCTATTATGTTTAATACGGCAAGTGACACTTATTTACATAATTTAGGCGTAACAAATGCGAGCGGATTAAGGACAGGAACAAACAGCAATTTTAATATGGATATAGCTTTTACTGGTAAGATAAACTACAACACTCGTGATATTACGGGAAATAGGGATTTATCTTTTACAACGGGAGGTGGGACGGTTGATGTAATGTATTTACACGGCGGTTCAGATGCTGCGGATGAAGGAGATGTTGAAATTGTTAACGAATTACTTATCAGCGATTATATTAAGCATAGTGGAGATACTGATACTTATTTAAAATACTCCGCAAATCAAATGAGTTTTTATGCTGGTAATACTTGGGCGTTGGATTTAACGGCAGCGACAGCCTTATTTAATCCTGCTATTGCTGATGTAGATTTTTCAATAGGTTCAACAGAGACAGCAAATTCATTTTTTCTTGAAGGGAACACTGGCAATGTAGGGATAGGTGCTGGTTCTCCTGATTACAGACTTCACATTACAGACGGGGCTAACGATTTATTCACTGTGGAGGATGGGGGAAGTACTGGCAATGTTACGACTACTGGAAACTTTGTGGCTGGTATAGATGGACAAACAGGAACGACCACTGTCCAGTTTGGCGATGTTAATGTGTCTGCTTGTTTAAAAATAAGAGATGTAGGAAATGATGCTTGGTCATATTGTATCATAGACGCCGCAACTTGGAGTTGTGATACCACGGGAGCAGTTTGTGATAATTAGTATAAAAAAGATTTTAATTATATTCTTGTTATTTTTAACTGGTTGTAGCCAGCAATTTGACGGACAAAGTGGAATTTTACAAAAGGAATTTATTATCGGCGGCGAAAGAGTAACAGTCGGCGGTGAACCAGAAAAAGGATTATTCGGTGCTACTACTTCTAATTTTACTCCCGAGATCAAATTAGAAAAGTGGGGAACGGAAACTTATGTAAAAATCTGGGCTGAAGATTATTCAGGCGGTCAAGCCCAATTAGTCAGTAATGAAGTAGTCTGGGATACAGATGACAGAACTTACAAGTTTTATCCCGTTGAGATTGATGAACATACCGAGGGTTTTGAATACGAAATTGTCTTAAAGGAAAAACCGAAAAGTAATGTAATTGAATTGAAAATTGAGACCAAAGACTTGGTATTTTATTACCAGCCACCTCTTACCGAGGATAGTTTGGGAGACGGATTAACCTGTTCGGAAACCAAATGCGTTGACGGAAAAGGACATACTATCATTGAAAGGCCAGAAGAGATTGTCGGCTCTTGTGCGGTTTACCACGCTACCAAGAAAAATCATATAATCGGCCAGACCAATTACGAAACAGGCAAAGCATTTCATATTTACCGACCGCATATAACCGATAGTGATGGTTGGAAAGTCTGGGGAGGATTGGATATTTATAAAGAGGGAGCATTGACAATTACTATGCCGCAGGAATTTTGGGATAAAGCGGTTTATCCAGTGATAGTTGACCCGACTTTAGGATATACTTCAATGGGCGGCAGTGCTTACGGTAATCCTGACACGGCAGAAGGAATTCACGACACATCAGACGCTTCTGGCGGAACTATCAGCACTATACACGTTGGAGTTAAAGATGGGGCAAATAGCAGCTATTACTATTCATTAGCGGCTTATGCCGCCAGTGGTTCAAATTATCCTACTGGTTCGCCTCTTGATACGCCTGTTGATATTACTCCAGACGCAGCTGATGTTGGATCATTTCTTTCTACTTCTTATAGCGGAACGCTTTCAGCTTCAACGAAATACTGGGTTGCTTCAACTATTGATAGTGGCTGGGCCTTAAAATGGGGTATTGATGCGGCTGACGCTAACAGAAGAGTTGCTCGGACTGCCGCTTCTTTACCAGATCCCTGGCCTTCTACTGACAATGGTAATAGTGGTCACCAAATGTCGTTTTATGTTACTTATGAAGCTGCGGCGGCAGGTGTTCAGGCCGACCATCAGTTCAAGTCAGGTGACCATTCGTTTAGATTAGGTAACCATTCATTTAAAAAATAATATAATTTATGGAAGAAACAATTAAGTTAATGCAAGAAAGCATAAAAATTTTAAATGACCATTCAGGCGAATTGGCAATAGATGTTGCTATTCTTAAAACTCAGATGTCAACTATAATTTGGTGGGGCAGGGCGATTGTCGGGGCTTTTATCCTGATGTTGGTTACTCAATTCTGGCAAGTCTTTTTAATGCACAAAAACGGGAAAAAATAGTATGAATATAATAGACAAGTGGTTCTGGCTGATGTTGCTAGGTATAGGAATTATAGTTCTAGTTTTTTACTTAGCGGATAACTATTATATATATTTAGATATTTACAATTATTTTAGATAAAATAATTATGGCAAAAGGAGTTCCCCGTCGTGACGGTTCGGGCAGAGGCCGAAGGGCTAACCGAAGTCGTGGCGGATGTGCTACTACCAGAAGAACTGGCAGAGGCAAAAAATAACCATTTTTTAGTTATTTCTCGGTTCAACCCGATAGGTTGTCACTAAATACGAACTTGACCAGTGCTTAATGGTTCAAGGGGATACACTCTTTCTAACTGGGGACGGCAGTCCTATTCGGCTTTTAAGCTGAAGCAGTTAGATTGAGCCGAGAGGTAATTAAAATTTCTTTCTTGTTTCCAGTTAAAAATGATTATGCGGTCATTATCAATTTTATACAAAATTGATATGTAGGGTTCAACTCCTAAGTTTTTAACTGGGCACAGGAGAGAAGTAAACCGAAAGGGTGAAATGATGATGCGATGCACTCGGTGCGGAAAAGAAGCCAATGGCTTTTACAGAATAGGCAGGTCTTTACTCTGCCCTGCTTGCAAGGAGAAAGAGGATGAAACGGAAACTAAAACATCGCCTGGCGGCTTTCCAATGTCTCCTGAAGGGACACCAAACAATCGTCAAGTTCAAAGGCGACCACGAGTTTCTCGTCTGTAAACGATGCCGACGAGTCAAAGAGATATAGTTCTTTTTTTGGGGAGAGGACTGAACACAGGTCGCTATATGCGACACACGCTAACAGCGTATTACCTCTCCCCAATTTCTTCGGAGAGACAGCCTTCCTACCAACCCCCCCCAACCCGCCCAAGCTGTCTCTCCCCTATTTTTCTAACAAATAATCTATAAATATGAGAAAACTATTTATCTTAACAATTTTAGCTTTACTTTTAAGTAGTTGTATAACGGTTGAAAGACCGCAAGTAAAAGCAATAAATCAATTAAATGAAATAGCAGATTATGTTAGCCAAAAAAGTATGGGCATTAAACGTCCGTCCCCCTGTGACAGGCGAACCCTCCTTTCCATTCTTAATTAAAATATGATATAATTAACTTAGTAACCCTATATTTATGGATATAAAAGCCACAATTAAGCAGATAAAAGGGGATTATAGGTCAGGAGGTTTAGACCTTGAAAGGCCTGAAGACCCTAGAGATTACTCATTATTGGAGTTTAGCGGGCGAAGAAAATTAGGTAAAGCCCCGGATAAAGAGTTTTTTACACCCAATGTACCACCGGTAAAAAATCAATTTTATACTGATTTTTGTGTTTCGTTTGAGAGTTCTTACACGGCTGAGCAAGATTATCAACCTAAGTTAGAGAATTGGAAGCGTAGACTATCGGCGGCTTTTAATTTTGCCGCAACCAAAAAGCGATATTACGGGGGTAATTATAGTGGGTTTGGTCTAAGTATTCCTTGTGGTTTAGGTTCTTTACAACATGACGGGATTTGCCTAGAGTATCTTTGGCCAATGCTTAAAAGTTCTAGGAAACGGAATTTTATGGCTAACTGGCGCAATATCCCGGCCGAGGCTTGGGCGGACGCCAAAAATCGCAAGATGGATAGAGGTTATTTTAAAGTTGACACTTTCAGAGATAGGTTTGAAAATTTTGCCGCCGGACTATACTATTGGCAAGAGATGGTTATTACTGGGCTTTATTGGTTTAATGGTTTCTATGTTGGCTCTGATGACCATTTAATTTTAAACAAAACTGGGAGTTATAATGGCCATTGTATTGGAGCCATAGGTTATGATAGGCACCCAAAGAATAAGCGCCGGCGCATGTGGTTTACTAATAGCTATCCAAACGAAGGTAGATTTTGGCTTTATGAAGAAGAGGTTAGAGCAGTTATGTACAACGGCTATGTTGTTTTACCTAAGAAGTTTACTTTAGACGCAATTAAAATAATTAAAAAGTACGCTGGTAAATTAGTTAAGTCTGAAGATAAGCAAGACCCAAGAGTATTTTTAATTATTGATGGTGAGAAGCGTTGGCTGAAAAATGAAGAGGCTTTTTGGTCTCATGGCTATACCTTTGACCCGGATAAAATTACTAGGATACCGCAAGAAGAAATTGCTATTATCCCAACCGGTAAAGACCTTGAGCCTAGACACGGTGAGTATTACCCAATCCTTAAAGAGTTTGCTACTAAACATAAAATAAAATTATGACGACTAACGGAGCCGAGCCAACTATCTATTATAAATTAAAAAAGCCTTACAAGGGAGTAACTTATAGTGGTTATTTTTTCAAGAGACAGGGCGGAGAGGTTATGGAGTTAGTTGCCATTTTACCATTTTCCGGGGAGGTAATTTTTCCGCTTCCTGACGGCGAGGTTGACTTAGATTATTTTGAAGTCTTTGACGAATTAAAAGAACATGAGAGAAACGAGATTAAAGAGATAGTCAATAATCACATTGTTAATCAAAATTCCTTTATAGACCAGCATGGACATAACTTATTACCACTAATGATTGATAAAATTTTAGAGTGGTATCGTAAACCCCGAGGATAAATTTACTAATTATTAACTATAATTCTATGGAAGAACTAACCATTTTCAAAGTGTCAAAGGAAGAAATGCTAAAACGCACTAAGTCTTTACTTTGGCGAGCCGGTATGATGGTACTTGCTTTGGTGATTGATTTTCTAATTGTTAATCTTTCAGACATCAATATCCCAGCTCAAGTAGTTGTTATTGTCGGTTTAGTTTTGGGTGAAATTTCAAAACAGATACACAAGAATTTGGACTCAATCAAAGAGTTTGCCGCTATGGGTATGGGTAAGGCTATGGGGAAAAAGCCGATAAATAATTAAAATAAAAAAATGACCGACGAAGAGATAAAAGATTTTTTGGTAGATACTTTATTAGATGGTGAAGACCCCGGGGACGGCGCCTATGATTTATTAACTCTCGCTAAAGATTTAATTGAGGGGGAGTTGGAATTACATATAACAAAAGTAGTCAATTCTGAAAATATCACTACCGGTCAAGAGACATACACCACTAATCCCGTCTCACTTCCTACTGGTTTTTTACAACCATTAACTAGGAAAGCGCTTTTTGTTGGTGAGATTGAACTTTACCAAGTACCAATAGAGCAAAGAGAATTATATAAAAATGACTCCTCAAAGTTTTACATTGATTATTCTACCAGTCCTTATGGTCTTTATTTCTGTGGTAAACAAGTTGCTGGTCAGACTATTACAATCCCTTATATCAAGACTACGGCTGATATTGATGGCTCGGGTACAAATTGTATTTGGCCCGCTAAATTTCATAAACTCATAGCAATTTTAGCTTCAGTTATGTACTTATCAGGTATTGACGCTGATGATGTAAATGTTGTCTTAGCAGTTGGTCAAAATGCGCTTGGCGCTCGGTTATACAAGGCCTTTCAATACTGGGATCAAAAATTAAAGGCGGCGGCTATGGGTGGGAAAGCTGGGGCTAGAAGAGACACCCGTCGTCGCGGCCCTAATCGCTTTCAACCATAATGTCATTAAAAGAACTTAAAATTGAGAATTTTAGATACGGTGTAGTTGACGCTATTGAAGTTAAAGCTATTCCTAGAGGTGCCTTCAGAGCGGCTTTGAACTTTATAACTAAAGGAGATAAAACAGAGCTTAGAGGCGGCGAATTACTTTTAGGTACGGAAGTTACTGGGAGTGGTGCCGTTACAGGGATAGGAGTAGCTGAAGGGGTAACTGGTACTCAACTTCTTTATTGGAGCCACGGCCGAAAAGTTAAGTATTATGATGAGACAACCGAAGACCATATTGAGATTGGTACCAATATTTTACCGGCGGTGGCTGATGGTGAGGATGTAACCTTTTCACCTTTTAATCCTTTGGCCGGCGCGCAAATGTGGTTTTCAAGCCCTAATAGTGGTCTTTATAAAAGCATGGTAGCCAACCCGGGGGATATTACTAATGTTTATACCAGTGCTAAAAATTACAAGGGTAAGTTAAAAATTCAGGAAAATCGGATTTACATGTGGGGATTAAAAAAAGATATTTCAGCTTATTATCTATCGTACATTGATGCTCAAAATTATACCACTGAGACTGATGAGGATATTGGTAACGCTGATGACTCAACCAAGACCTTTATTGGCACTTTGAGTTTTAAAGCTGGCGAGGCAAAAGAAACCTGCTTTAATATAGTAATCACAGATACCTCAGAAAGCGAAACCTTTACTGATAATTATGATGGTACTTTGACTGGTGACGCCGGCGGTACCGGTACTATAAATTACACAACCGGGGCTTTCTCAGTAACTTTTAATACCGCTCCGTCTGCGCCTGATGATATTTTAGCAACCTATCAAACTGAGGACTCAACTGATACCGGTATTGCTGACTTTACTTATTCAGCCACAAGAGTAGCTGGTGAAGGTGATGTTTTCAGACAAGATGATGGCGGTGCGGCTCAAGGCCTTTTTCCTTATAAGGACATTAACTATTGCCCGCATAAATATAAAACATGGTTGCTTCAGTTGACGGCTGATGATACTGACGCAATAAACATTATTTACCGTAACAATGTTGGTATTCCTAATCACCGGGCAGCGGTCGCAAGTGGAGATGGTATTTACTTAGTCAATGATATTGATGAGGATGAGCCAAAATTTCAAAAAATCAGGTATGTTCGGGGATCAGTCGAGACTGAACCAATACCAATCTCAGACAATATTAAACTAGCTAATTACCGTTTTGATCAAGGTGCTTGTATAAAATATGGGGAGTTAATTTTGTTTGCTTGTCGGACTTCAGACTCAAGTTATAATAACCGGATATTGATTTATAATACTACTTGGAAGTCCTTTGACCCGGTTGAGTATTGGATTTCCTGTTTCACAATTTACAATGGAGATTTGATTGGTGGTAGCAGTATTTCAAATAATCTTTACAAACTTTTTAGTGGCTATGATGACGACGATAGTTTAATTACTGGTTATATTGAAGGCAACCTAGACAACCTAGACCTTGACCGGTTAAAAAAGGATAAAAAGATTGATTTAGAGGGTGAAATTCAGACTAATCAAGCCTATAAACTTTACCTCGCAGTAGACAATGGGGCCTTTGTAGAATATAAAAATAGCGGGGATACCCACGCTATTGAAGGAACCGGGGACTATGTTGATATTGGCCAGTCAGTAGCAGTCGGCTCGCCAACCTGCGGTACCACCGAGCTTGGTGGTGGGAGTGCGGTAACTGATATTATTGCTCACCCGTACTACCGGACTATTAAGGTAAATCTTGACAAATTTGAAAAAGTGATGTATAGAATTGTGCCTCAAGGTATTGGCTATATGTCGCTTTCAATGCTTAAATACAAGGATATTCGGATTAAAGGGCAGAAGATACCTTTGAAATATCGTTAATTTAAGCTATAATAATAATAGTATGAAAAATCAAACTTTAAAACTAATTATAATCGCGGCCTTAATTGGTGGGGGTTTTTATTTATTATCCGGCCCCAGTGAAGCACAATACGGTATAACCATTCCTAAGGTAAAAGCACTTTACGAAGATAATTTACAGGCAAAAATCACTAGCTCGGCTACTACTATGACTCTGGTCCGGGGTACTGATAAACAAGATAGAGACCTGAGCGGCACTTATGGTTTTGTGATTGATGAAGGATCACCAGTCGAAGAGTTTGTTATTTGTACTTCCACCGCAACTGCTTTGAGCGGTTGTCTTAGAGGTATTGATGTTGAAAATGGGAAAACCGAAGTAGCTACTTTAAAACAACCCCATAGAAGGGGTGCCTCTGTCAAGATAACTAATTATCCTCAATTAGCAATTATCAGCCGGGTTCTAAATGGTGATGAAGGAGTACCTAATTTACTTTACTATGATAGTCAGATTGCTTTTGGCAGTGCTACTACCACCGCTTTAGCTTATAAACAATGGGTTATTGATTTAACTAATCAAGGTGCGGCAACTTCTTCTACGCTTTATGGTGGTATTCTTGAGCAAGCCACGGCAAAAGAGACAGCTTCAAGTACCGCTTCTGATGGAGACTTAGCTTATGCTATCCCACCTAATTTAGCTACTTCCACCCCGGGGACTACTTGTGATGACTCGGGGGACTCTACTGGTGTTGGTGCGCTTTGTATCCCGGTAGCTGAAAATGATGGTAAACTTAATCAGATTTGGTTAGACTGGACAGAAAATTTTGCGGCTGTAAGTGGTGATTGGACTCTTACTGGTGATTGGAATTTTAATCAAACAGCCGGGTCAGCGACCACTACTCTTGGGGCTACCACTACGGCTATGTTTGGTGAAAGGGGAGCTTTAGTACCAGTTGGAACAATTTTAATATATACAGCCACTACCTCTCCTGATGGTTGGATAATTTGTGATGGTACAGCAATATCAAGGACTACCTTTTCTGATTTGTATAATGTTATTGGCACGGCGTTTGGTGACGGTGATGGATCAACAACTTTCAACTTACCTAATTTAACTCAAAGATTGCCAATGGGTTTAGATACCGACGCGGCTGATGGTATTGGCGTAACAATCGGTGAGACTGGCGGAGCGACTTCTACTAATCAAACTATAGCTCAAATGCCAGCCCATACTCATTATTTTTCGGGTGGGACAGGTTCAGGTGGAGCTACAACTGGATCAACAGCAAAGGAGGAAACAGCAACATCAGTTACTGGTGGTGCACACGATACGCCAACTTTAGACCCTTATTTAGTGGTTAACTATATTATTAAATACTAAAATGGCTAAGAAAACTCTACAACCTAATCCTGACAATCCGTGGTTTGGTATCCCGGCGTCAATCAGTAGTAAAATGGAAACTACTGAAGAAGCACAGGCTTATTGGGCTAATCTAGCTCCACCAGCCGAGGAGCCAGTTGCTGAAGAACCGGAAGTAGAGGAACCAGCGTTAACTACTCGCTTTCCTACCCTAGTTGATAAAAGAAAAGAAACTGAAACCGAACGGTATTATAGGGAGCTTGATATTACCAAACCAACCGCCGCAGAAGAAGAGGATATTAGAGAACGCTATCGCAGACAAGTCCAGCCTCTTTTAGATGAGATTGAAAAAACTTTTGGTTTTCGTTTAGCTGAAGAGGCTTTAACCGGTAAAGGTTATGTTGGTAGAGCGAGGGCTATGGCTGGCCGGGGGCCGGGCTTAGGTTCGCCCAGAGGTCAGGCTCAGATAGCCGGAGCTGAAACAAGAGTGGCTGGTATAAGAGCGGCTACCTTAGCCGAGAAGCGTTTAGAAATTGCCAAAGTTTTAGATTTAGCCACTACCCGGGCTGATGAAAGGCTTAAAGCTGAGACTGAATTAGCTAAGACTAATACAGAGGCTTGGCTTGAATTTCAAAAAGGCCAGCAAGAGGAAGCGCGGGCTAACATTATTGGCTTAGCTTCAATGGGAGTTACTACTGATGAGTTAGAAGCTGAAGGTACTTTATTAAAAGATTTACAAGAGCAGTCCGGCTTAGAGCCATTACTCTTTGAAGTTTTATACAATGCCAACTTACCTGAAAGTGAAAAGATTGACTGGAAGCCTCAAAAGATTAGTGATGAGAAGATATTATTTTATGGCGTTGACTCTATGGGGAATTTAAAAACTAAAGAATTTGATTATAGTTTACCTGAAGGCGAGGAGTTAAAAATAATTGATGATATTGCCTATGGTTATAAAGAAGACGCGGCGGGGAATTTGATATTAAGGCCTTTACCCGGGCAAAAAGAAAAAAAAGAAGAAGAGAAAGCCCCTGAAACTAGAACGGTTAGCGGTAACTTATATCAATACAATACTGAAACTAAAAATTGGGATTTAGTTATTAAGAAAGTTCCTACTGGCAAAACCGACGAGGAGGCTAAATTTTTTAGTGAGGTTAAAAAATCTCAAGAGGCTTTTAGGAAGGGAGCTAATTGGGCCGAAGAATGGAATCGTTTATATTATAAATGGGGAGGTGGAGATGAGCTGGGGAAACTTCTGGATGATTTATTGAATAAAGAATTTTGGGGCCAAGAGGGAGCTTTCGCAAAATTTCAGGGTTCAGGTGGCGGTTAATTAAATAGTTTAAACTATGGCACTTGACTTTGGCAAAATTCGGCAACGCATGACTGGCGAAGCCCCGGCAACAAAAATCAAGCCGAGGCTTGATTTTTCTGCTATAAGAGAGAGATTACCAAAACTAGCCATACCACCTGCCCCGACGGAACCTGAGCCAGTAGCAAAACGATTACCTGCTTGGGCCGGCGGCGGCGAGTATTTAGTAGTCCCGGGTATGCCCGGTGAGTTAGCTAGAGAGGAGCGTGGTTATGGTACTTTTAAAGTTAAAGCTGGTAAAGAGCGAGACCATATTATACCGGTGGCTTTAGGTGGTACTTCTCAAGACCCTAACATCCAATATCTCAATGACGCTAATTGGTTTGATAAAACTTTTAGAAAAAATCCTTTTGACAGGAAAAGTCGGCAACAGGGTAAAATGGTTGTTGAGCTTAAAGCTATTGAAGATTATGAGGCGGGTGATATTAGTTTGGCCGAAGCCCGGTTGAGAGTTGCTAACTGGGATAATGTACCACCAAGTAAAGTTAAAATTTGGTTTGACGCTATTACTGAGACGGCCGCCCCGGTTATAAAAGAGCTTAGAGGTTTACCGGCCGACGAGCCATTGTTTCAGTTACCTACCAGTGAACAAAAAAGAATTTGGCGGGAGGCCACAAAAGAAGCGGTGGTAAAAGTCAGTCAAGATGTTGGTAGATTTTTCTTTGGCTTGCCATTTGAGTTTGGCTTAGATGTTGTTTCAGGTATTAAAGAGTTGGCTGGGGGAGAGCCAATTAAAGAGGTTCAGATACCAGTAGTCTCAACAGTTACCGGAAAGCTAAAGCCTCACTCTGAAGTAAAAAAAGAACAGCAAGCTCAAGGCCGAGAGATAGCTAAATCTATGGGGGTTACTGACCCTGCCGCTCAGGGAGCGCTAGGGGCGGTGATTCCTTTTATAACTGAAGACTTATTAAGAGCAGTGGCGACTGCGGGTATAGCCGTTCGCTTGGGAGCCACGGGTGGGGAGATTGCTAATTTAAGAAATTATAATAAGGTCGCTGATTTTAAAGTTAAGTCGGGTGAGATTATCCAACCACCGGCTAATCAAACACCTTTTGAAAAATTTGTTGTTGGTAAAGCCCCTCGGGTAAAAAATTTTGAAATTCCCCTAACTGATACTAAAGGTAATACTGGATTTGTAAAATTTAATGAAGTACCGGCCGGAGTTAGGGTTAGAGTATATGCTCCAGCTAATTTAAAAGGCGCGCAGAGTATAGTACCAACTACACCAGCCGGAGTAAAAGCAATAGTCCCGGGTATTACTCCACCGCCCGCCCCGGCGCCAGCCGTCAAGCCACCAGTTGTCCCACCAGTAGTTAAACCAGTACCACCAATTAGTAGACCTGATTTTGCTAAAATCCGAGCAGAAGTTAAGATTGCCCCTCCTGCGCCGGTAGCCCCTGAAATACCTAAAGTTACCCCACCAACCCCAAAACCCGCTAAAATCGTGCCTGAGGTGGCTAAAAAGGTGGTTCCTGAGCCAATTACACCTGATTTTTCACAGTATAGTGAAGCATCTAAAAAGACAGCTTTGGCATTTGAGCAATCAAAAAATCAGGTTCCAATCGCCAAACTTGGTGAAATCCAATTTGAAATGGGAGATTTCGGGAAAAATAAAATTGTTAGTAAAGTGAAACAAGTTGATCGTTTTTCAGCTAAAGAATTGCCAGAGACTATAAAAAATATAAAAAGTAACTATCGGGCCAGTGATGACCCAAAAAATTATCGAGTTGATAATAAAGTCTGGGTAGCTGAAATGCCAGACGGAGAATTAAGAGCGATTTATACTAGGGTTAATAAAAGTGGATTAGAAGAAATAATAAATTGGCACAAAATTAATAAACAAAAAGCTCCAGAGTATCTATCCACTCTGAAGTCTTTTGGCAGTCCCACTGGGATTCGAACCCAGAAAATTCCCTTAGAAGGGGAGCGGTTTGTCCGGTTAGCCTATGGGACCAAGCCTAGTATACCACAACCTAAAAAGCCTGTCAAGTCTTTTATTGAAGAACAAAAAAATAAAGTTGATCAACTTGATACTGAAATATTTGAACAAGTTGAACAATTTAGAAAAGATTTAGGTTATAAAGTAGATAAGACAGGTAAAGGTAGGGTTACTTATAAAATAGCTGGGGAAGAATATACAGCTTTTAGTTTAAAGAAATTAAAGAGGGGTATGGCTAAAGAAGCTAACGCCATGAGAGCGGAAGCTAAGCGTATTTTGTATGAAAATGATCCCGAGTTCAGAAAATTAGTAGACAAATACGACGAGTTATGGAGAGAAACATCAGGTAAAGATATTAACGTTGATAAAATATTTAATGAATTGACAAAGGAAATTGAAATTTATGAGCCTAAGACAAAACTTCCCGAAGTGGGACGCCCGGCTCCGAAGGTTGAAAAACCTAAGAGAGCAGTTGAGGCAGAGGTTAAGCCAAAAGTTGAACCTAAAAAAGAAATAAAAAAACTACCTAAGTCTGTAAAGGAAAAATTTAACAATGCGATCAAGGGGATAAGAGAAGATATTAAAGAAGACCCGGATGGGCACCCCGCCGCTATAATTCACGGCCGAGGGTTTACTTTTGTAGACGACCTTGAGGCTTTGTATGATTATGTTGTTTCAAAAGGTGATACCGGGTTTGCGAAAATAATGGAGGAAGCTGGTGTAGTAAAAAAGAAACCACCAATACCTAAAGCTAAACCAAAAGAGTTTAAGGTTGGTGATGTTATAGAAACATCAGAAGGATTAAAACAAACAATCAGAGAAATAAAAGGTAATAGTGTATATTTTACTGATGAAAAAGGTGTTGATTATTTTGGGTTTGCTCGCTCAACCTTACGAACCCTTATTAAAGAAGGTGCTTGGAAAAAACTTGAAGTAGAAAAACCACCGATACCACCAGCTAAACTACCTGACCTTAAAAAACCATCAGAAAAGGAAGTAAGATTAATGGCTGGTCTTGATCCGGGCTTGGATAAATTCCTTGCTGAAGATGCTAAACCTATAATTGATAAAGCCAAAGAGGCTGGGAGATTTTTATATAGCTTTACTAGGGCTATCCCTGAGATAATTTTACGGGCGTTGGAGCCAGCTAAAATAGTTGAGAAGAGACTCGGCCATGAGCCTTATACTACGGTAATGCGGGCTATTCACCGGCCTGAGCGGAAATTGTTGGAGTTTGATGAGATGCGCCTCAAAATTTTTGACAGCAATTATAAAGAGATGGAAAAATGGTTTAATAATTTTTCTGAAAAAGAATTAGAAAACTTAATGTTTTCAAGAGGTGATCCAAACTCAGGAGAGGCCTTAATGATTCAAGATGAGGCTAGAAAAGCATTACCGACGGCACTAAAAGAACCTAGTATTATTAATGCAATCCAAGAAATAGCTAACTTTAACTATGAGTATTTACAGACAGTAGTTGGGGATGATATTACTAAGGTTGAGGATTATTTCTATGGTCTTTACAAAAACCCAGGGATGGTAACAAAGTTTTTAGATTTTTGGAGAACGACAGAGAGATTTATTAAAGAGAAAAAATTGCCGACAGTAGCCGATGCTGAAGCTTTCGGTTTAAAATTAGTTGATGTAAACCCGGTAACTAACCTTAGAAAAGAGTTTAGGGCTATTGCTAGACTAGAATCTTTACGTTGGATGGCTGAAGAGTTGTTGCGAATAGGGGATAGTAAATATATTGCTCTCTCTACTGAGGCCCCAACTGTCAGTTATATGGCTGGAAAAATGTGGGAGAGTGTCCCGGACCCAACTTTCAAAGGTTTAGTAATGGAACCGTCGTTAGCTAATTTGATCAATAAGATGATAGCTACTAATAAGATTACTAGGCAACCATTACTTAATGCGTGGCGGCGGCTCAATAATACTTTAAGGCAGATCAAGTTCTTAGGGTCAGCTTTTCATTTGGGAGTTGAGGCCAAACAATCCGTTGCTGATGCTGGCTATTTAGGTTTTTATAAACCAACCGCAATCAGGGGTATTACCACCGGATTTAAAAAAGATGATCCAATATTTAAAACTGAAGAGTACCGGGATTATATTGAACTTGGCGGTGGTCATCATTATAGTATTGAAGCTGAAGCCCAAAGAGAATTAATTGAAATGTTTGATAAAATTTCGAGAGGCAACTATCTTGGCGGCATGATAAAGATGGGACTTGTACCATTTAAAGTTCCGGTTGGTTTCGTGGAGTGGATGTTTAATGATTACATTCCAAAATTAAAATATTCTAAATATTTGGATTTTCAGGCTAGCCAAGAGAAAAAACTTAACAGACCACTTACTGATAACGAAAAAATAAATATCATCAAAGAGGGGCAGAATTTCTATGGCGAAATGAATGAGCGCTTATTTGGCCGGAGTGGTACAGTTACCACGGCCTTGCGTTTTGTATTTATGGCACCAGGTTTTGCTGAAGGTAACTACCGGACTATTCTTAAAGGGCTATTTCAATGGGGAGCCACTGCGAAGCTGGTTAAAAAACCTACCGGAAAGTTTGGGATTAAAGTTGAGAAAGGTAAAAACTTTAATGCCAACCGCTCAAGAGCAAATATGTTTAGCTCTCTTATTCTAACTGCTATTCTTGCAACAGTGGGGACTTTAATTCTTACTAGAAAGTGGCCCAAGAAACCTGAGGCACTAGAGGATGTTAGAGATATTTTTAAAATTGATACCGGAGTGGTTGATGATAAAGGTCGAAGAGTGTTGATTGACTTGCTTACTTATGATAAAGATTATTGGAATGTGATGTTTAATGTTTTACAAGGTCGGCCGGATAAAGCAATCTCGGAAAGTATTATTAGAATTGGTGGCATGAAAGCTACTACTCTTGGTGTTTTTTCTGACCTCACCAAGCTGATGATGGGTGAGGCCTTGTATGATTGGAAGGGAGACAGGGTGCTTGAGATTACTGATACCTTTACTGAGCAGATGTTAAAGTTGGTAATTTATGAACTCAACCGGGCGCAGCCTATTTCTTTAAGCGTTTATCAACAATCACGCCGAAGAGAAGCTGGTGTTATTATTTCAATTTTACAAATGGTAGTTGGGGTGCGGCCAACTAAAACAGAAGCAGATAAAGAAAAGCAAAAAGTAATGTCTCGGATTTATTCTCTCAAGGGCCAACAAGAAGAGCTTTACCAATACCTCGGTACTATTCGGAACCCCCGGGCAGCCATTGATGAGTATAATACTTTAGTCATGCGGATTTTAAATAGTGAGATGGTAGAGAAGGAAATTAAAGAAGAGTGGGAGCCAAAGTTGATAGTTGATGTTGAACGGCTGCTGAGTAATAAAGTTTATAGTTTGGCTGATCCGAAAGTTAGTCAAGAAGAGATTGACAAAAAAGTGAAGTGGCTCAAGAATTTTGACATTGATTTAGACGAGGCCTTAAAACTACTTCAGATTTATTGGGAAAGGCACCCGGTTAAAAATAGATTAAGCTCAACTCACTTAAAAAATGTTCGGGCTAGAGATCAACGACTCCGAGAAAGATTTGAGTAGTGGATAACTTGGGTATTGACATAGTTTTCGGGATATGATAAGATGTGTATAACTAATACAAAACTATGTCGGAAAATACTAAAATTGGGTTAATTATTGTCACCATTATAATCTTTGTACAGGCCTTGGGTTATTTTTTTAGTTATTCGGATCAGGTTAAAAATAACTGTGCTGAAGGGACTAGTAATTATAATGATTGGAAATGGTGTGTAATACATCATGGGGTCTCACCTTCATAAAAACTATGTTAATTACTAAAAAAGAAGTTAAGAAACAATACGGGGGGCTAGAAGATTTACAGAAAAAAGTAGTTTCAAGGATTGCCGTAGATATTATTGAAGATCCCCTGATGACTCGAGGGATGAAAGCCGTAATTGCTGGCCTTATTTTATTTACTGATTTATCAAAATATGATGGCTAAGTATAAAGATTTACCCTTTATTGTTAGGAACAAAGAAGTATGGCGGAAAGACCCGGCTAATTTACATAATAAAGATCTTAACCCAATTTGCGATATTTATAACCTAAATGAGGATAAAGTGAGACTAGCTATCCTAAAAGCTAATCAAAGAGTCAATAGTTATTATGATATATAAAAAAGTAAAAAGAAAACCAAAATTTGAAACAGGTACTATTATTGGTGCCGAGGTAATAAAAGTTGATGGAGATTTTATTTTATTTAAAAAACCTAGAGTCGATTTATTTAGAGGTAAGAAGTATAATGGCCATTATATTATTCTAATTAATTTTAAAGAAAATAAAGAGTGTTCTTTTTGGATTAGAGATATAACTGAATTAGATAAGCCAGAAATATTTAATCTTTACTACGAAGAGTTGGTAAATGCAATTAATAAAATAATTAAAAAGAAATGACAAAGGAGAGACTAAATAATTTAATTGAATCCGTAAAGGCTGTAAAATCCCAGAGAGGCTACAATGCCCGGGAAGAACTTATCTATGAGAAATGGGAGATTGGTGAATGTATTATTAAAGAACCAGAATATATTAAATCTGCAAAAGGTAGTGGAGAGATTATTGATGCTATTGCTGAAGCCTTAGAAATGTCAACAACTGATATTCATTATTGTATTCAATTTTTTACTGAGTACCCTGATGGAGTTTCCACGGCCATGGAAAAGCTAGGAATGGACGCAAGCTGGACCAAAATTAAAGAAGAGTGTTTAGGCGCGGAAAAAGAAGAAAAGATAAAAGAACCCCGGTATAAACTATCAGAAGTTGAGAAGGCTTTTAGGAATTGGATTATAAAATTTAATAGATCGGGTAATGGTGTAGGACAAGAGAATTTTGATTTAGCAGAAACAGATATAGACATTGAGTGGAAAAAATTTAGTAATTTACTTAAATAAAGAAGATTTCACCGGTGGTGGAAAGAACTATATGACCATTAATAGTAAAATTATAGGCAACAACGCCGAGAACGACTGGGCTACCTTTCTAAAAAATAGAGGTATAGATAAACTGGCCCGGAGAGATAAGCAATCCGGCGGTGGCAATAAAGAAAAGTCTGATATTGGCAACAGTTTAAATATCAACTTTGAAGTCAAGGCCGGCAATCAGGTCCCAAAGAAACTAGAGGATTTTTATGCGCAATCTCTTAATGCCGCTTGTAAAACCCACACTATCCCCTATGTAATTCTAAAACGCCGTTTTAAGCGTCAAGACGAGTTTTTAGTGGTAATGAATGGTTTTGACTGGGCTGACCTCTATAAACGCGCTAGAGAGCCAAAGAAGGTAGACTCAGCAGACAGGGAGATAGGCTGGGCGTTGAAGGGAGTTATCATGGCTTGTAAAAAGTTATTAAAATTAGTTGATGTATGAAGTGGAAAAATTTGGCTGAAAATAAATGCCCTAGTTGTAATGCTGATTTTTCTAAAGCAACCTCTTGGCAGGGTGGTAAAATTTATTGTGGTTGTGGATTTAAAATATCAGAAAAGCGTATGACTGAAATAGTTTGTAGTATGAATACTAAATTAGCACAAAAGATGAATAACCCACCAGTTGATTATTCAATATATGAAATTCTATAAACTGGCAAAAATACAGCGTCCTGGTTGGCTCGGTTGGAAGGAGTCAAACCGCCGCCGTTTATTTACCCGACTGGGAGTAGCTATATTAAAATCCGGGATCACGAAGTATAAACCGAAATGGAAAAAAAAGAAGCGCCGGATTTTACGCTCTATTTGCCTATTGGCTGGTTGCCTAATTATATTTTTGTTAATTGAAAGGTCGAGCTGGGCTACTGCTGATAGTGGTATACCGGCGCCTGAGGTGGTTGCGGAGAGGGAGCAACCCGAAACAGCCACCTCAACTGGTGTACTTAATCACTTGCCGGTTTCAAGAAATGTTATAACTAAAACTAATCAAATTGTTTATGGCTACTCATCAACAGAAGATCAAACTGATGGAGACCCTTTTACCACTGCTAACGGAGAGACAGTCACGGATGGTGGTATTGCTAATAATTGCTACCCATACTCCACAACAGTTCAAATTGATAGTAAAGTATTCAGGGTCAATGACAGACTAAATACTCGTTATGGCCACTGGGAAAACGGGCAATACTGTTTGAGTGGTAATACCGGGATCAAGAGATGTTATGATGATTGTACTCAGTCCCCGGGTTATTGGGATATTTGGTTTCCGACCTATGAGCAAGCTGATAGCTGGGGAGCTAGATATAAATTAGTAAAAATTCTACTATGAAAAATAGTATTTGTGTTACGCCTTATAATATCCGACAGTGGGAGACCACTATTGAAGTAGCTAAAGGAGTTTATATCACGGCCTCAGACGCTTTCAATGCCGAACTGAAAGCCGCCCGGGAGGAAGTGGAACAGTGGCGAGACTGGTATTATAGTTTAAAAAGACAAGTAGACGCAACTAAAGCAGAGGTAACTAATAAAGAAGAATAATAATTAACTAAAAAAATTTATGAGTGAAGAAGTACGCGAGGGAGTTACTGATACTCAGCCAACTCCACCACCGCCACTACCATTAGTGCCGGATCAAAAATCATTAAAATTAGAGAGAATTGTAAATGCTTTTCTAATTGCCGTTCTTGCCTTTATAGTCGGAGCTATGATGATGGCGTTTAAGGATACTCCTAGTGCCTCTGACGCGGCCGAGGAAGCTATCAGTAGAGTAATAAGGCGAGACTATGAGCAAGTCGCAAATGAGACCCTTTTAAAAGTCATTAAAGAAAAAGGGCTTTGTAACACCTTAGAGGCGACAGAAGAGTAAATTTATAATATAATAAGAAAACGGTGCGCCGGACTCATTACTCTAGCGTATGCGCAGGTGCTAAGGTGATTACCTGAATTGACAGGGAAGGGACAACTGGGTGGAGTTTAAATCATCCTAGCTTTAGCACTCATCTTTTGATGGCGATTGGTAAGTTCGACCTACCAGCCAAAAGTTAGTTTTACTGATAAACCTTTCTAACTTATCGCCATCAGAGGTTGGGGATAAAAAAATCCCGGGGCCGAAATTGGATATACCCGGGAACAAAAACTCACTAGCAGTTTTTAGTTTATAAACAGGTTGTCTACTTGTTAAGACGCAGTTTAACACATTTTATTACACTTGTCAATATGACGCCGCTACAAACAACTTGCCGTAAGTGTTCAAAACCAATTTTCTTTATAAAGACTAAAAAGGGAAAACACATGCCGGTTGATCCGAAACCGATAAAGGTAATTACTGAGGAAGGTGAGGTGGTTACTGGTTATTTTCCTCACTGGGCTATTTGTACTGACCCGGACGCCTTTAGGAAAGGTGGGAAGTTTTTTGAGGGTGGATAACTCTTTTATAAAGTCGTGGTATAATGTAGATAAGTATGACTCAAGACCAAAAAATACAATTAAAAAAGAAGTTGATTGAAATTTCAACCCCTGAAGAGTTTATCAAGTTTGTAGCTGAATTTCACGGTTTTGACCTAGAAGCCATGTGCGGTCCCGCCCGACACCGAGAGCTAGTTGATGTCCGCGCAAAGATAGTACGGGCGTTGAAAGATAAGTGGAATATGACCTATGTTAGTATTGGACGGCTTCTAAATCGCGATCATACCAGTATTTTATACCTATACCGACGGCCTGTTACTAACTTGTGGAAGGTACCTGAAAATCCTCTTGATGGAGTGTGTACAGTTGAGGGTGAAAAATCAGAAGAGAAAAAAGAGTATAATTTACCAACAAGTCAGTAATAGTTTGTCTACAGGTGAGGTGGATAAGTCAAAATAATTATTCGCTTATTTTAACCAAAATTTAGAGTTATCCCTATTATCCACTTTCTTATTATTATTATTAAATATATATATAAAGATTATAATAATAACAGTTAATTCTTAAAGAAAAAAACTTATGATGTCTGAAGAAGACCAAACTCAAGATGAAGGCCAAGATGAAGGTCAAGACACTGGTGATGAAAACACCGGTGATGATAGCGCAAAAGATGAAGGTGCTGAAGGTGGCGAAGAAGCCGCCGGGGACGAGTCTACCGAAGACTCGAGTGGTGACTCTGATGAGTCGGATGACGACGATAAGTAATTGAGTTCTGATAACTGGTCTGTCGGCTATATGCTTGTCAGGCCAGTAACTAGAATTTAATCAAAAAACGCTTTTATAATTAACTTTAAAACTATGCCAGCAAAAAAACCAAAGAACCCAGAAGACATAAAGGTCGCCAAAGCTAGAATGACGATAGTCTACTCTTTTACTTATAAGTGTCCTTATTGTGGCCACGGAGTTCAGGAGAGAAGTTTAGGTAATAAACCTCAAGCCGGCCTAAAGACTTGCCCTAATACAAAATGTGGGGAGCAGTATAAAGTTGAGGTGAAGAAGTAGTATGGTTAAAGACAATGATATTAAATATACTCCGGTTGGTAAAAGGATTTTAATTGAGTTGCCGGACCCAACAAGAAAGACTAAGCATGGGATTTTATTACCGGAAGTCAGTAAAAAAAAGGAAAAAGAGAATAAAGCCACAATAGTTATGTTTGGCCTAGGTTATTCTGAAGAGAAAATAGCCGAGACGGGTTTACACTTAGCCGATGAAATTCTTTTTAATGAAGTATCAGGGGAGCTTGTTAAACAGGGCAAAAGACGCCTTAAGATTATAGAGTTAGGGGATATTTACGCAGTAATAAAATGAAAAAACTAATTACAATTTTACTCTTAGGTTTTTTTCTAACTGGTTGTACTATTACTGATTTTATTGATGAGCATAAAGCGTCTGAAGTTGATCAGATAGCTTACGAAGCAATTATCAAAGAGTGTGTTGATGAGCTTAAAGAGTGCCGGGCCGATAGGGATTTATAGCTTGAAAGTTTTGAGATTGTTTCAGATGACCTAAGAGAGTGTGAGAGATATTGTAGCCAATATAAGTAATTGTTGACTTCTTACCCGCTCACCGTGATCCGACCAACGGTACTGGTAAAAGTCGGGGCGGGTAAAAAATCCGTAATTGTATGGTGAAAACATTTTTAATTGTCTTCTTTTTTGCGATTACTATGATAGCAGTGGGGGGTAATTTTTATTGGTTTGATAGGTGGTCTGAAGATAGAGGGTGTGTATTAGACTGCCCGGCCCAAGAGGTTATTATTGAAGACAAGGAGTGTGAGGCTATGGATTGTGATTGTCCTGAAGTTGACCTTGAATTTTTAGAGTGGTGTGAGTCATTACCTATCAATCAACCGGCCAAGTATAAAGAAGACCCGAATACCAGTTACCTCCGCTATAACGAAGAACACGATATTTATATTTATGATCCCCACCCGGCTGATGAGCCACCGTCTACACCACAAAAAGAAGAAGTTGTCAATGTTTCACAGGAAACAATTACTGAGCCGGAGCCAGTACCGTTTGGTTGTCCGTGGGGCGGCACTACTATACCAATAGAGGGGGGACTTTTTATAGACCCTTGCTGGTATGAAAAATAACTAAAAGTTATTAACACCGACAAAAAACCGACTACATAAAATTTTGATTCCATCTATGGGGATATTTCAGAAATTAGTTTATGTTTATTTAATTATTGGGGTTTATTTATGGTTGGGAGCTGAAGTAGACGCCCGGCGACACAAGAAACCGGATTGTACTACCCCGGAAATGCTTGCCATATTTCTAATTTGGCCGTTCGTAACATTTATAGTGGTTAAGCAGAGGTATAAAAAATATCTAAAAAAATAACTTATACTTAGTTAGGTTTAGGACAAAGTACTATTTATTGGTATTTATTTGAGGCCTAGAGGAGTTTAAATATATTCCTTATTTAGAACCAAGAAAAACCAATAAAGGCTGGGTTTTACCCAAAAAGAGTGGTGGTCTACATAAAAGCAGAGGTGGTAAAGTAGTTTATTTTGACTCTAAGCAAGACGCAGCCGCCGCCGGATCAGCTATTATGGCTGGTGAGCATGGTTGGAGGGGGACGGGTAAACCGGCCCGAAAGTATCGTTTTAAAAAGATGGGTAAATAGTTGTTTATTCTACCCCCGGTCGCGCAAGCCGCAAAAGTTAAGGTTTTTTCATACCCCCTTAACAAACGGTTCCGGGGAGAAGGGGTACAAACTTCCTTTCCCCCTGCCATTTAATTCCTCGGCGGGGGGTAGAGTAAATAATTATGTTAAAGATCATTTTTACAATTTTGGTCCGGGTACTTTGTTTGTTTGGTCATCATAACTGGTACCGGCTTCACGAATTACAAACCTTTGATTTTTTTTGTTGTACGAGTTGTATAAAAATTAAAGCAAAGGGATTAAAAAATTTAGAGAGGATAGCCGGTGGTTGGGAAACTCAACATACGCCGGGCGAGCCTTTTAAATACGGGGTACAAATATGGCTACCAAAAAGAAAAGAAAATTTGTTGTAAAAAAAAAGCCTAAAGTTTATAAAGTTAAGCCGACAAAGCGGGCAAAAAAGGCTTTTCAAATTCTGACCGAAAATGAACGAATGTCACAGCGAGAAGCGCTAAAACAAGCAGGCTTTTCAGATGAGGTAGCAGACCACCCTAAGAAGGTAACAGAGTCAAAAGGTTGGAAGCAACTTTGTAAGGAGTATTTACCGGACGAAGATATTGTGGCCGCTCATAAAAAGTTAATGTTAACTGGGAAGCTAAGCCGACAATCATTTCCTTTAAACCTTTCTAATAAAGAAATTAAAGAGATGATTACAAAAATCAGGTGTGAGTTTATTGATATAAAACTTGAGTTTGAGGAGTACACTGATAAAAAAGGTAACTTGAAAAAAAGGAAAAGAAAATTTTGTTACTACTTAATTCCCGACCCTATAGCTTTGAAGTCTGCGATTGATATGGCTTATAAAGTTAAGAATAAATACCCGGCCACTTCACATAAGATTGGTGGCACCGTAAAAGTTAAAGATTACCCTTATGCCCTTGTCAAACAACTTATCCAACTTGAAATCGAAAGACAAGCACGAGATAGTCGTTCAGGGTCTCGTTAGGGGTAGACATGGATTTTTACCTTATTGTCTAACCATTGAAGATGACCCGGATTATGAAATTAGTTGGCACCATAAGTTAATTGGTTGGAGACTAGAGAAGGCTTTAAGTCAAGTATTGAAAGGTGAGAAGGTACGATTGATAATAACAGTACCCCCGCGACACGGTAAGTCAGACGAAGTAACTGTTAAATTTCCAACTTGGGCTTTAGGGGTTGATCCGAACCTAGAGATTATTACCTCTAGTTATAATTCTGAATTAGCTACTGATTTTGGCCAAAAAGCTAGAGATGTCGTTTCAAACGAAGAATATCAACGGCTCTTTAATACAAGGTTACGGCCTGATACCACTGCTAAAAGCAAGTGGTTGACTATGACTACTAACGAAGAGGGCAAATTAGTCCCAGCCCGGGGTGGCTATACTTCAGTTGGTATTGGTGGTTCAATTACTGGTAGAGGTTTTAATATAGGAATTATTGACGATCCAATTAAAAATAGAGAAGAGGCCGAGAGTGAAGTGTTTAGAGAAAAGATTTGGAATTGGTACCGTTCAACATTTTATACCCGGCAGACTAAAGGCTACGGTGCTATTATTATCATCATTACTCGGTGGCACGAAGACGATTTAGTTGGCCGCTTGCTAGAAAAACAAGAGGCAGATAAGAAGGCTGGTAAAGAAGACTATGATAAGTGGGAAGTGATTAACTTTCCAGCTATTGCCGAGAAAAATGAGGAGTTTCGTAATAAGGGTGAAGCATTATGGCCTAGCTTTTATCCCCTTGGTATTTTAAAAAACATTGAAAATACTTTAGGAATTTATGAGTGGTCAGCTTTATATCAGCAGACCCCAATATCAAGCGAATTTATGGAGTTTAAAAAATCCTACTTTAGATACTGGGAGTACACAAACATCAGGCGAAAACGCTTTCAAATTGATATTACTATTGATCCGGCTATTAGTAAGAAAAAAGAGGCTTGTGATACTGCCATTGTTGCCAAGGGTAAAACCGAAGACGAGCCGGAGTGGTATATTTTAGATTATATTGTTGGCAAACTAGACCCCGGGGCCATATTTAAAGCAACGGCTAAAATGTACAATGAACTTGAGCGTAATTATCCGAACGTCAGTATCAATGTTTGGATTGAGACTATAGGATACCAAGAAGCACTGCGCTATATTTTTGATGAGGAAATGAAGAAAATTAACCAATATTTTAATGTTTATGAGTATAGGGACTCGGCTGATAAGCAGACTAGGATTAGAGGTTTAATTCCGCTTTATAAAATGGGATTGGTTTATCACCGGCCGGGTATGCCTGAGCTTGAAAAAGAATTGATGGCTTTTCCTAAGGGCAAGACAGTTGACCTTCCTGACGCTTTAGCCTTTCACTTAAAACTTACTAAACCAACTGACAGAAAAGAGAGACGCTATAAACCACCACCACCTAAACCAGTCTCAAGATATGCCGGGACCCAACCACGAAGTCCTCAAGCTGGTCGATCAGCTAAAGCTAGACCTAGACGGGACTTATATGCTAGACAATAACTAATGACTTATTTTTATAATTTTATGTCTTTTAGTGAAATTGCCAAAGAAGCTAAAAAGGTTTTTCAAAAAAGATACCGGGAGCATAATAAGCTAACCAAAGAGATAGAAGGTCTTTACAGGGTAGTTTTTCCCAGGATTGACCGAAAGAAAAAAGACAGAGTGAAGGCTTTACATGAGGAAGTACAGGCTAAAATCCACGAGACTAGACTAAGACTTGAAAAGGAAATGAACGAGAAATTTACTACTGAAGTAGACGCTCTTGAGCTTTCCTATATGAAAAAAGAGCTAACTATGCTACAATTATGGAAGGATAGCATTGATGGCGGTGACGCCTTAATTCAATCAAAACTCAAAAAACATGGCTAAAAGATGGCTTAAAAAGAAAAAAACCGACAAAATTGATAAAAGAACCCTTAATAACATAGCTGCTCAGGCTTTTGAGGAGTATGATGTTGGTGTAGAATTTAGAAAACCCCGGGAGAAACAGTGGGCGGTTATTGAGGATTTATACTCAATGAAAGTAGAACCCGCATTATACGGGAGATTTAACATCCCCCTACCAGTAATGTCGGGTTTTGTTCATCACTTAAAATCAAGAATAGATAACAGACCGGTAATTAAATTTACTCACGACGAAGAAGCTGATTATAAAAAGGCTAGAAAAATTACTGCGGCTTTTAATAAATTAACAGGTCATCCCCTTAAAAATTGGAGTAGAATTGATCGGATAGTCAAAGGTTTATCTATTGTTCAAGGAATTGGTACTTATGCTATTGGGACTTCAAGTGATGATGAAGGTAATTTTGACCACTATTTTGAGCCGGTTGATGGCTATGATTTTATTCAAGATCCGGCTAACGGCTCTATTTTAGAGAACCAAAATTTTTGTGGCCGGGATAACATTATAAAATCTGAGTGGGATTTAAAACAAGGAATTAAAGAGAGAGGATACAATAAAGAAAATGTAGAGAAATTGATAGCAACCGCTAAAGATAGTGGTACTGGTAAATCAGCAGAGGAAATTCAAAAGGCTAGAGAAAACCGCTTTAGGTCGTTTGGTATGGAGTATAAGACGGCTAAATATGTTATGCCTTCTCAGGTGCCTTATGTGATGACTGAGTTTATTACCACTCATGAGGGCAAGAGATATTATTTACTTTTTCATAGACAACAAAAAATTTGGGTAAAATGTTGTCTTTTAACTGAAGTCTTTGGGAATAACCTATA